GGCTCCCCGGCGACGACCGCCTGGAGCGCCGCCCGGTGGAAGCTCACGCCTGCCCGCTCCGCGTCCCGGTGCGCCGGGTAGCGCAGCAGGTCTACCCCGTGGCAGTCAGCATGGCGGAACGCGCGCGCCACCTGCTGGAGCACCACCCCGTCGCCGCAGCACAGGTCCAGGACGCTGAAAGGGCGGAGCAGCAGCTCGTTCCCGTCCATCTCGCGCAGTGTTCGCAATATCGCCCCCGACCGGCTGCTCGGGTGCTCCACGTTCCAGTCCGACGCCCCGCAGCGCCTCCATATCTCCGCCTGGAGGTTGCCGACCGGCGTCCTGGGCCAGCGGTAGCACTCGCCCGGCCCGTTGCCGCCCTTCGCCTCCAGCAGCATCAGCCACTCCCCCAACGAGTTCATGGCTCCCTCAGATCCTGCCCCGTCGCCTCGACGATGTCGTGCAGCGCCCACCTCGCCTTCAGGCTCAGCAAGTTGTGCGCCCGCCAGAACAGCGGGTCGTCGGCCATCGACACGAACTCCCGGACGACCTCGCGGAACCAGGGCAGCTTCGCCCGGACGAACCCGACGCGCCAGTTCGGGACCATCGCCCGCCCGATGTTGACGCCATGCCACGGCCTGAACTGCTTGCCTCGGTAGCCCGCCGGGTCGCTGGCCCCTTCGTCCATGTGCGGCGGCAGGTCCAGGCCACTGTCCCGGACGATCTGGTACAGCAGCCGCTCGTCGTAGATGACGGGCTTGCCGTCCAGCACCCCGCCGCCGTTGACGCGGACCAGGCCGTCGTACTCCGTGCACTTGTCCGTCACGCGCCTGATGAACTCCTGGCCGCAGAAGTGAAGGCCCGTCAGGTGCTTGTCGGCGAAGCGGAGCGGGTCGCGCAGCATGTTCGAGTAGCACAGGCCCAGCGCTGCCATGTGCGCGATGTGCTGCTCGTGGAGCGGCGGCTCTTGCCGGACGATCATCAGGTCGGCGTCGGTGATGTACACCCAGTCGAAATCCTTCCAGTGGTGCAGCCGGTTCTTGGTGAACAGCAGGTAGCGCGTCCACGCCGCCCAGCGGGGCGGGTGATGGTCGTACCGCTTAAACTCGCCCTCGACCAGCTCCAGGTTCGGCAGCCAGGTCGCCGCCTCCCGCAGCTTGTCGCCCAGCGGGTCGGTCAGGAACACCTTGGCCCGGTACTCGGGGTAGGCCCGCCCGATGCAGTAGGCCCACAGCGGGACGTAGTGCTGGAAGTCACCCGACACGCTGGTCGTCACGCAGACGGTCATTCTCTCGGCCTCCTGAACGCTATCAGGCTCCCCACCAGCCCCAGGCACTCCCAGCCCGCCTCCGCCTGCCACCCGTCCACCAGCGGCTTGACCATGAACCTGTCCGGCTCGTAGTCGTGGAAGGCGATCACGCCGCCGGGGACTATGAGCGGGACGTAGGCCGCCAGGTCCTTGGCGAAGTTCTCCCCGTGGTCCGCGTCGATGAAGCAGAAGGCCAGGCAGGGCAAGTTCTCCGCCACCTCCCAGCTCAAGCCCCGGATCAGCGTGGCGTCCCCCGGCAGGTTGTGGACCAGGGAGGGGCGGCACAGGTCGTCCACGACCAGCACGTCGCCGCGCCCGGCCCGCTTCCCCGCCCACGCCAACACGGAGCGGCCGTGCAGCGCCCCCACCTCCACCGACGCGCCGCCCGGCGCGTTGGCCGCCAGGTCCGCCAGGAACAGCAGCTCCCGCATGCTGGTCTTGCCGCTGACTACGGGTGATACATCCATTGCTCTTGCACCTTCTCGCGCAGCTTCGGGAAGCAGTCCAGCAGGATGCCCCGCAGATCCACCGCCCGCCGCTCCCAGGTGTGGCAGGCCAGCACGTACTGCTTGGCCTGCTGCGCCGTCGCCTCCCAGTTGCCCCTGTCCAGCAGCCATTCCAGCCCGTCCACGACCTCCTCGCACTCCTCGTCCCCGAGCGAGGTCCACGGCTGCGCCTTCTCCTGGTAGACGTCCTGCGGCTCGCCGAACGGCGCGTAGTGCAGCCACGGCTCGAAATGTTCCCCGCTCACCGGCGGCATCGGGTTGGACAGCAGCGCCGCGCCGCTGGCCGCGGCATCGAAGATGCGCGGCGGTCTGGTCTGCGGCGAGCGGTTCAGGTGGACGACGACCTTCGTCCGGGCCAGCAGGTTGGCGTACTCGGTGTTGACCGTCCTGCCCTTCAGCCCGTAGAACCGGTAGCCCTTCCGCTGGCAGAGGTTTTCCAGCCACTCCTCGAACGCCTTTCGCCCCCGGTTGTGGCCCCACACAGCGTAGAACCCCACGTCGATGTCGCGCCTCAGCCCCCGGTCCCGGTAGTAGCGGTCGTTGACGCTGTAGGCCAGCCGCCGCGCTTGGAAGCTGGTGTCGGTCCACCGCCCCAGGTCGTCGTGGTCCAGCAGCACCAGGTCGGCCAGCTGCTGCGCCTTCTCCAGCCGGTCGTGGTACAGGTGGCCCGCCAGCGTCGGGTACAGGACGTAGTAGACCAGCGGGCTGACGCGCTGGCCCTTCTGCGGGACGATGGTCACCTGCCCGTACTTCCCGTCGTCCAGCCACACGGCGTCGGTGTCCTTGAACACGGACACGTCCAGCTCGAACGACTTGTCCACCGGGACGTGGAACCATGTGAATTCAGGTACTGGATATGCCCATTGTCCATCAATCCTAAGTTTATCGCGGTACCAGTTGTCCCTGTGGACGAGCGCCAACTTCAGCGGGATCATTTCAGCTTGCCCTCGAACTGCCTGACCGTCTCCCACGCCTCCTTGCTGTCCGAGCGCGCCCGCACCTTGCCCCGCCAGCGTCGGGCCGTCATGGGGTAGTGCTTGATGCACACGTCCTTGCGCTGGTCGTAGCGGGTGATGCAGTTCCACGGGTAGTTCTCCAGCACGTACAATTTGACCGGGTGCTCGAACATGGCCCGCAGCAAGGCCCCCTGGTCCCGCTTGCCCCACCGCTGCCATTCCTGATGCCAGGCGCTGAAGAAGGCCGCCGTCCGCTCGTTGCGCTGGAAGGCGAACACACCCCCGTTCAACTGGACCAGCTCGCCGGTCCCGATGCGGTTGAAGGTGTAGTCGCACTCGTCGTGGTTGTCGGACCGCTTCATCTGCCAGGCGATGTGGTACTTCGCCGGGTTCTTGGCGATGACCATGTCCCAGCCGTCCACCAGCGCGTTGAACAGGAACGAGATGTCGTCCACGACCTCCGTGTCGGCGTCCAGATACATCACGTACTGCCAGTCGGTCGGGGCCAGGTCGTAGATTTTCGTCTTGGCGTAGCGCCCGCCGATGTCCACGTCCCCGCACTTGATGAACACGTCCTCGCAGCCCAGCGGCTCGGTGCTGATCAGGCCGACCTCCACGTCGGGCATGTGCCGCTTGAAGGATGCGATGGCACCCTGGGCGCAGCGGCGCGACGGCTCGCCATAGGCGACGTAGATCACGCCCCGTTTGCCGTGCCGGTCGGACTCGACGTGCGCGGCAGCGTGTAGGTCCATGAACGCCCGTTTGTGATCGTCCCCCCAGCCCGCCGGGGTGTACCCGGACACGGAATCCGCGAGCGCCTGGCGGTCGTGGCTCCCGGCCAGCGCCGCCTCGACGGCCCCGAACATGGCGCTGGAGTTCCCGGCGGGGTAGCGGTAGATCCCGACCGTCTCCGGCAAGTCGTCCAGCAGGCCGACGCCCTGGGGAATGACGACGGGCACGCCGCAGGCCAGCGCCTCCAGCGGCGGCATGGGCACGCCCTCAATGGTGCTGGTGCAGAGGAACACGTCGAGCGAGTTGTACCAGCCCGGTAGCTCCTCCCAGTCGTGCAGCCTCGTCGGGCAGGGCCAGCCGCGCCCGCTGCCCACCAGCTCGATGCGCTGGCCCAGCTTGGAGCCCGCGAGCTTGGCGACCAGCCGCTCGCCCTTGCGCCCGCCGGGGTGGACGAACCCGCTGACCCCAACCTTGGGCGTCTTGTTCTTGGGCTTGTTCCCTGTTATCTTGAACTGGCCGTGGACCGCCGGGTGGTTGCACAGCGACGCCGGGCCGTAGGCCGACAGATCATCCATGTACTGTCGCGCCGCCGTGATCCGCAGGTCCGCGTTCTGCGCGGCCAGCTCCCACCAGAACAACTTCCACTCCTGGTGGCCCTCCTTGTGCGTGAACCAGCAGGACACGGGCGTCAGGTGCCAGTCGCTGAACCGCTCGCCGAACTCGATGTAGCAGATGAAGTGGTTCAGGTCCGCCTTCACGTTCGGGCTGTTGGTGTAGGGCCAGCCGGTCGCGGCGGACAGGGCCTGGGCCTGGCGGTGCAGGATGTTGTTCTCGCCCTTCTGCGTGTAGATGATGTTGACGTTCATTTGCCCAGCTTCCCGAAATCGCCGCGGGCCACGCAGAAGCCGAGGACGAACGTCAGGAAGAAGGTCACCAGTCCCGTCCAGAACGTTATGTCGTTCACGCCTTCCCCGCCTTCCACAGAACCCACCCGTCGCCCTCGGCCGCGCGGTGGGCCTTCTTCTTGGACTCCCAGTACGTCATGGCCTCGTACAATCCGCCCTCGCCGTAGGTGTACAGGCCCAGGTCGTACTCGTCCAGCTTCTCCAGTTGCTCCAACGCTGATTTCCGTTGCTTGGCGTTCATCTGACTGCCCTCCCGAACCTGTGATCCACCAACTCGCCGCCGTTGTACGCCCTGTCCAGCATCCACAACCTGACCGGGCTCCGCCACAGCGCCCGCAGCAATGCAGCCTGGTCCACGCACCCGAACCTACACCACTCCTCACGCCATGCCTCAAAGAACGCGTTCACCCTCTCGGTCCGCCGGGCGTAGAACATGCCGCCCTGCAAGGACAGCATCAGGCCGGGCCGATGTGTGGCTTCCCGTTCCTCTTCCGATGCCTGCCAGAGCCACTGTTGCTGCTGGTGCTGGCTCATGGTGATTGCCATATCCCAGCCGTCGCCCAGGATGTCAAAGCCTGCTGATAGATCGCCTTTTACTCTGGTGTCAGCATCCAGATAGAGAAATGTAGGCCACGGTGCCAGCTTGTCTATGTGCAATTTTGCCCAGCGCGCACCCCAGCCCGGACTATCGAAATGCCAGATCAGATCCGCACCTTCCACCTGGCTATCACTCACGGCCATCACGGGCCAATTGTGAAACTGGCGGAGGCTGGCTATCATCGCTTCCGCCTCCGCCAATGCGTTCGCTCCGTAGGCCACGCAGACGACGCCGCGTTCAGGCATCGATCGGGCTCCACTGTCCGGTCCACGTCACCGGCAGGGCCAGGACGAGCGGCTTGACCCGGTACAGGCTGCGCAGGAACGACAGGCGCGTCCACTGGCCCTCGCCCTCCCAGACCTCCAGCAGCCGCCGTGTGTTCTCGCATCTCCGCATAAACATCAGGCGGATGTCGTACAGCGGCACGCGCAGGTCGCGGATGACCTTGGCCGTGTACTCCTGCTCGTCGTCGTCCATCTCCTCGTCGCGCGCCAGGTGGCGGTAGTCCCACAACGGAACGGCGACCTCCCACTTGTTGATCAGGCCGAAGCCTATCGCGAACATCGCCAGGTTGACCTTGCTGTCGGACGACCAGAACGCCGTCTTGTGCCAGCGCATCTCCCAGAGTCCGTCGCGCGATACGTCAACCCCGACGGACGGCTCGTCGCCGCCGCCGAACATCATGATACCGCTCGTACCCTCCGGCTCCTCCACGGCGACGGTCTCAGGGAACGGGGACACCGCCTTGCCGTCCGCCACCCACTGCAACGCGAGCTGCTTCCCGACGTTGGCCCAGTCCCCGGCGTGGTACTGCCGCAGCTTGCCCCTGTCCTCGATGTGCATCGACTGGATCAGTTGAACCCAAACCGGCATCAGCGACTCCTTCAAGGCGCGGGGCAACTCACGCCACCCCGCGCCAGGTTAGACGTTATTATGTCACGATCTCGTCCCAGCCTGCGGTAGAGCCAGGCGGGTAGCGGGGAACGACGCCGAACACGTAACAGCCGAACACGTTCGCCGCGCCGTTGGTGCACTGGGCGCGGATGTAGTCGAAACTACCGTCCGCGTCCAGTTCCTCGGTCTGGAGCTCGATGATCACCTGCTCGTAGTCGTCGGTCGCCGCCAGCTGGGTGATGGCCTTGCCGGTGACGGCCTTGGCCCCGGCCCCAGCGGCGTTGGTCGCCTGCCAGACGGCCACGTCCAGCGTGCCGGTCAGCGCGCCGCAGAACACCATCACCACGGCGCGGTGGTAGTTCGCCAGGCTCACCCACTCGGTCGCCTCGACGCCCGCGTGCGAGCGGATGTCAAGCGCGTCGAGCAGGATGTTGACCTCAGTGAATCGGTTGGTATAGTCTGCCATTGTTTAAACCTCCCTAAACGTCAGAATCATGGTATTGCCTCGCCTTTTGACTGACGGGCAGGTGGCTGGGAAAACCACTTTTCGGGAGCGACCCTAGCCCGTCATTCCTACGCCACGGTTCTTACACTAACTCCCAGTTGCCGCATCAAGCAGGACGAAAGGCGAGACTTGGCTCGTGCCATCCGAGTAGTACAGCGGCTGGGACAGCCATGGCTGGCCGTCCACGCGATGGACGCCGCGCCACACGGTCAGGTCGTAGCGGAACTTGTCGTGCTTCGAGCTGTCGATGGTCGTCGCCTGCCGGTCCCCGACGAGGTAGTAGCGCCAGTCGGACAGGAGGATGTCGCCGCGGTTGCCGATGAGCGGGCAGTGCTCGTTCCAGAAGACCGGGTAGCCGAACAGGGTGCCCGGCATCCCCTCGCGGGCGGACGGCATGAACACGTAGGACGGGTTGGCCGCGGGTCCGTTGAGCTGCATCAGACTGGGCAAGGCCGACCGGCTGATGAGCCAGATCGGGTTGCCGTAGCTGTGCTCCAGCATGTTGATGATGTCCACGAGGCCGATGGCCCCGGCGACGGCGCGCCCCTGCGCGAACGTCGCACCGGCGTTGATGACGCCGAGCGGCTGGCCCGCGCCAGTCCCGTTGATGAACGCTTCCTCCTCGTACCAGCTGATGGCTCCGCTGAACAGCGAGCCGAGCAGCGCCTCCAGCGCCACCGCGCTGTCGTCCAGCAGCTCATCGCTGGCCTCCGTGAGCGTGACGAGCTTGTGGGCTACTAGGTTGATCTGGCGGAAGGCGGGGTCCGTCTCGGTCTTGTACTCGCCTTCCTCGGTCCACAACGCCCGGACGCCGCCGAACCAGGCCGGACGGCCGCTGGTCGTGTTCGTCTGGTCCAGCACCGGCCACTGGATCTGCCGTCGGCGCATGGGGATGACGGTGGCGCGGGGTCGCACGATGACCTCCGGTGCCGGGATCTGGAGCAGGTTCTCGCGCTGCTCCACCGGCACCAGGAAGCCGCCGGACGCGCCGACGCTCTCCACCAGATCCTTCTGCTCCACCCAGCCCTCGGCCCCCTTGCGGTGGCCCGGCTCGTCCTTGTCGATCCAGAACTTCAGGCGCGGATCGGGCCGCTTGGACCCGTGCTTGGCGTCCCAGATGGTCTCCAGGAACGTGCCGAAGCTCTTGAACCCCGCTGGCCCGGCCTTGGGCGGCGCGTCCTTCTTCTGCGCCATCTGGTCGAACTCGGCCTTCGCCTTCTCCAGATCCCTCATGGCGGACACCCTGGCCCGGATGGCCTGGACGTCCTTGGTCATCTTGTGGAACTGCTCGATCTCCTCGCCGCTGATGTCTTCCTTTACGGCGAGGTCTTGGGCCTGCGCCATGAGCGCGCTGGCCTGTTTGAGCAGCTCCGACTCCTTGGTCTGCAACTCGATGGTCATTTCTCCACCTCCAGTAGTTCCATTTGCAATTTCCTCAACGTCGCTAGTCTCTCTGAGGTGGGTGGGATGACCGGCCCGGCCTCTGCCATATCTTCAGCGGCCCGCGCTTCCGCGGGTGCCTCGTGACCTTCCTCCTTCTCCTCCGCTTCCTCGTCCTCCGCCACGTCCTGGATGAGGCCCGCATCCTTCAGGACCTCGGTGATGGTCGCGAGCGCGGCCTCCAGTCTGCGGGCGTTTCGGGCGGCGAGCACACGACCCGCCTTGTCGTCACCAGGGAGGAGCCGCGACTGGTCGCCGAACTCGGGGACGTACCAGACGCCGTCCACGATGACCTCCAGGGCCTTGCCCTGCTCTCGGTCCAAGATGGACCGCGCCCGCTCCTGGAGCTGGCCCTTCCTGGCGTCGTCCAGCCCCGGCGCGTTGCTCTGCGGGATGCGCGCAATGGCGTTGCGCAGGTGCGGCAGGTCCACGTTGCCCTCGCCGTCCCTGTACGGGAAGTGCCGCGCCGACCTGGGCGTGGTCTTGCCGTCCTCGTCCTTGTCCATGCCCGACTCGATGTACAGGAAGCTGGAGTCAGGCAGGTCGTTGACGTAACGGGCCGTCCACACGGCCTTCTCCTCGTCCTCGCCCTTCTCCTCTTCCGCGGGCTCGGCCCCGGCTTCGTTGGCGTAAAGCGCCGCGACTTGGGCCTGGGCCTCCTCCGCGCTGCCGTGGCAGCCCAGCGACTCGCCGGTCGGCTCGCCGTCCATGTTCAGCTTGTACACGCAGAACTGGCCGCCCTCCTCGTACACCCGGTAGGGCTTGGCCTCGGACGGCTCGGCGTCCTTGTCTTCGCCGCCGCCGTGCTCCTTGGCGCTCAGCGTCGCGGTCGCAGGGTTCATCCCGAACACCACCGGGCTGTACTCCCAGATCCGCACCTCGCGCAAGTTGCGGATGGTCTTCTTCTTGCCGTCCTTGTCCACCGTGGAGTAGTCGGACGTGATGGGGTCGTAGCCGATGCTGTACTCGTCCACCGCGCCCGCCTTGATGCGGGAGAACGCCTCCCGCCCCCGGTTCGTGTCGAGCAGGAACTGCGTCTTGGCGACCAGCGCGCCGGTCGCGTCCGGGTACTGGTCGGTCAGGCTGGGCGGCAGCTCCAGCCGCCCCACCTCGCGCAGCTCCAGGGGCTTGCCGATGACCGACTCCACCGAGCGCGTGTCGTGCTGGTCCAGGACCTTGACCTTCAGGCCCCGCTCCATGATGCTCTTGCTGAAAGCGCCGGGATGGATGACGTCATCCCCCCGGTCGATGTTCCCCATGACCGCGACGATGTGCTCGACGATGCCCTGGTCAGCGTCGATGATCTTCGTCTCCATCACCGGGAACGACTTGTATTCCTGTGCTTTGCCCATGTATCCCTACCCTCCTGAAATGCGAAAACGCCGCTTTCCGGCCTGGCGATTCCGTCAATGCGCCAGGTGGATTACGGCGTTCTGGGTAGACTGCCGGGTTATGCTGTTGTCAACTAGTCCTTAGGCTTCCACTCCATGATGCGCTGGACCATGCCGTGGGCGACTAGACGGCTCACGTACTCCGTCGTGCTCTCAGCCTTCCAGGTCTCCACGATACTCGCGTCAACCTCCGCGTCAGCCCACAGTCGCTGCTCGTTCACCACGATGGATGCCCTGATGCGATAAGGGCAGGAACCCTCAATGGGCTGCTCCTGCCACTTAACTACCATCGTGTCGGCCCGCAGCACCTTCCAATCAAACAGCGGAACCTCGGCGCTGAACTCCTGTTCGAGCCATTCCGCTTTCTCGTCGTACTCTCTCCAGTTCAACTCTCATGAACTCCTTCCGGGTTCTCCTCGCGGGTTCGGGGCCTGCCCACATTGTACACCAATTCCCATAAAATGACAAGTTGGATTCATTCCCCGCGCCGCTCCTCCCGCCACCACTTGCGCAGCTCCGCCGTGCGCGGGGCCAGCTTGACGCCGCAGTCGATCAGCGCCCGCTCCAGCGCGTCCAGCTCCATCAACATTGCCTGGCGGCGGGCCATGTAGTATTCCACCCGAAACTGCACGAACATCTCGGAAGTGACGGTGCTCACGGTTCCCCCTCCCCGGCCCTGAATATGCGGGCAGACTCGGCCAGCCAGAACCTCAACTCGGACGGGTAGCCGTTCCAGGCGAGGACAGCCAATGCGTCACCGTCCAGCACCGCCACCCGCTCGTACCCGCCCGGCATTCGCCAGCGGAGCTGGGCCTTGCCCTCCAGCTCGTCCACCTGCTCCTGCGTCAACGGCTCGCCCATCTGAGTTTCATCTGTCATGACCACACCTTGATCCATGTCGCGACCTGGAGGACCAGCAGCGCCGTTCCGACGGACAGGGCCAGCACCCACAACGAGATGATTAACAGTTTCCATGGTCGGCTCATCCATTTGCCTCCTCCGGCCAGCATACCTGCCACCGAGCTGCACGTAAGCCGGGTCATCGCCCATCATTCCCACCTCGGCAGCGGCGTCGCCGTCGCGTCCTTCCACTCGCTCGGCCCCCACGAGTCACGCAGCACCTGGCCGTGCATAATGGTCCAGTCCTCGCCGGGCCACAGCTCGCGCAGCATGCGCCTCAGCGCCTCGGCCTCGCGGGCGTCCAGCGTGCGGGTGATGATGACGGTGTTGTCATTTACCATCTGATATTCCCTTCCTTGACCCGTGCGCAATGTTGGCATTGCCAGTACCAGTACCGGGTTCCAAGCTCATATACCCAGACCTTGACCCATTCGTGGTAGGGGCCGATAGGACAATAAGATGTCATAGCCATTAAATCTCCAGCTTGTACGTGTCTAGAGTGCAGGTGATGAATGGCGGTGTTGTCGGTCATTCTA